TTTGGTTTATTGTACCCACTAACACCTGCTCTCTTTAAACGAGAATCTTTGGAAGAACGACTCATTTATTATTAGAGTCTTCCGCCTATTTTCTTTTTAATTATTTCATTAAAAGTTTTTGGCATAGCTCTAGTTTTAGAGGTTCTACCGGCTTTCATAGTTCTAGTCTTAGCAGTTTTTCCACCTCGCATAGTTCTAGTCTTGGCAGTCTTACCACCTCGCATAGTTTTAGTTTTGGTGTTTTTACCACTTTTCATAGTTTTAGTTTTTGATGTTTTCATTTTTTCACCTTTGGTTTTTTAGCTGGTTTTTTTGCAGCTGGTTTCTTTTTTGGTTTAAGTTCTTTAAGCATAGCGTTAGCTTCAGCTTCTCTTAATGGTCCTGCTACTAATTCTTCGCCATTCCATATAACATAAGCTGGGTCGCCATTTTCATAATGCCCATTTTCTTCTTTTCTAATTGTCATAGTTTCACCTATTCGTAAATTTTAGTTAATACTAATATTATAGAGTATGCATCTCCGCTAGAATGACCAACAGTTGTAAAGTCAATATCTCCAGTTTTACCTGAACCTGCATTGTTAGGAATACCAGTAAATAAATCGTAATACTCATCACCTGTGCTATCTGCTGGTAATGGCATGGCTAATACATTTGTACTAGCATCAAATTCAATATTTACTCTCATTCCTACACAAGCCCAATATATTCTTGATATTGTTACTGAAGTACATGACTGCCCTAAACTATTAGATTTTAGAGCAGACACATCAACTTTTTTTACTGCTGATTCACCAGTGCCATCACTGACATTAGTAAATTTTAAGACAGCAATTTTATCGCCATCTTGAATGGTTTGTGAAGTTACTGTATCAGCCATAATTTACTCCTATGCGTCAGAAAATGCTGGAGCGTCTGCACCTTCTTGATTACCCCAGATATACCAATTAGTACTATCTTTAGCTAATATATTAATTTCAAACAAACCAAAGTCTGTAAGCGTTAATATAGAGTTAGAGTTACCATCTGAATACACAGATACATTATCTGCATTAGAATCTAAATGTACTATACCGCCTATATAAAAGTTAGTATTAGAACCAGTGCTAATAATTAAGTTTTCTGTTTCTTCTGCAGCACCACCATAAATTAATTTAAAGTGAACACCTGCTGATGGGGAAGGTAATGTTAATGTGCAGTTCGCTGATAAAGCAGGAACAACAGAAACTCTACCACCATGAGTAGTTGCTGTTAAAGAAATAGCTGTTGTGTCAGCTAAAGCTACAGGAGTAACTTGCATACCATCACCATTTAAAGTGAACTCTGTAGTTACAGCACCTGTAGTTGAATTTTTAGATACGACTTGAAAGCCGTTCTCGGACCTAACTGGTCCATTAAAGGTTGAGTTAGCCATGTATTTCTCCTAAAAGAAAATATCTATCATCTTGGCAAAGTCTGCTAGGGCAGTTGATAGACAATTAATAAATCCCTAGTTACGAAAAAAGGGGAGCACAAGGCTCCCCATCAAGTTTAGCTTGAACCCGGTGAGCCATAAATACCAAGCGGGTCTGATACTCCAAATGAGTATCTTTCTCTAGCTTTGTATCTGACATTTCCGGTGTCAAAATCTCCGTCCATAGATGTTTCCATTCCGGTTCTATTGAAATGTTTCATGCCGTTAGGAACATCAGTGATAATGAAGAAAGCATTAGTATCAGTAAGATAATGATTAATCATATATCCTTCTGGGAAAGACCCATTATTAGATATAGCATTAATATCATTATCAGATGTACCAACTCTAAATTGAGATTCTAAAAGTCTAGTTGCTGTAAACTGCAAAGCAGATGGAACAATTAATCTTTTAGGTCTAGCTGCTATCTTCAAACCTCTTTGGTCTACGAAGTTACTGATATTAATAACAGCATCTTCTAAAGATGTTTCATTAAGGTCTGCAGCAGTAGCAGGTCTATTAGAGTTTTTACCTCCATTTACTAATGGGTGTCCGTCTCCACCAGTAACACCATCACCATCTGCAGTAAATAAGTTTACTCCGTCTCCTGATTGGAAAGAGTTTGTAAACCCATTATTGAGTGGGAAAGCAGCTTTGACTTGTTTAGTGTAAGCCATAGCTCTTGCTAATGCTTTAGTATAACGAGCAGAAAGTGAATCATAAAGGTTATCCTCTATCGCTTCTTCTGTAATCGCAAAACCTAAAGCAATGGTTTCATGGTTGTATCTAGCTGTAAAGCTTTCTTGTGCTGAATCATAAGTGATTGCTGCACCTTCATCTTTTACAACTGCTTGATTAAATCCACTTAACTGAACTTCCTCTTCAAAACTTCTATCAGAGTTTTCAGTTTCGTAAATCATAGTATGCTCATCTTCGTACTTTTCGTACTCCAATCCAAACAATGCGTTTAGTCCGGGTAGGAGTTCTTTTAACATTTGTGCTCTTGAAATAGCCATAATTTATTCTCCTATATTAAACGCCTGTTGTATTAGTTAATTGATGTCCTGCGTTAAAGACAACAATAACATCTGTAAATGAGTCGCCAACTGCACTATCAGGTCCGTTTACGAACTCAATAATTTTAACTGGCAAAGTATTGGTTGTTGCAATCGTGCTGCTATCAACAGCATTTTTGCTTCGACCTATACTTGTACTACCTGCTGTTTGAACAACAGCAGCATTGTTTCCTAATGCTGTTTGTGCTAGTGAAGCATCACCTTGCATTTGCATTTCAACAAAAGGGTCATCAACAACATACGCACTAATATCACTTGCACTTGTAGATGCTGGATATGTTTGTGAGAATGTTAATTGGTTTGTATTTGGGTCAGTGTATGAAACACCTACAAATACTCCTACTGGAGTTAAAGATGTAGTTCCTGTGTCTTTTTCGACAGTACCAGAACTAACAAGCTTTACAAAATCTCCGTAGAATATAGCAGTGCCGTAACCGGAAGCTATCTTGTAATGTCTAACTTTTCCTGTAAAAGAGCCATTAGAACTAAGACAACCTACTGGTTCTGCACCCGTTGGGGTAGCTGAAGCAGCCATATAATTCTCCTAAAATTTTTAAAAGAGGGCTTCTAGCTAAATTATTATTTAGTTATTTGCCGCCAAATGAGGTTCTCGTTTTGCGGTCTGGTTTTAACATAGGCATACGAGGGTCATTTTCTTTTAAATAGTTATTATCAACGGCTTCCATTTGTTCTCTTGCAACTTTTCTGTAGTATTCATCTCTTTGTTCCATAAGCTCTCTAGGAGCTTTGCAAAGTAATAAACCGCCTACTTCCATGTTACCTTTCTCAGCCCATTCAGAATCCACATCACAAACTAAATGTAATTCAGGGTGGTCTTCTGCTCTAACAGGTTCCCAACCTTCTCTAAATTTAGAACTAACATTTACATTATTAGGCTTTCCTAATATTGATGTAGCTATCCACCTAAATACCCAGCCATCTTGCGGTGCTGGATTAGGTAGTTTTGATTGTGGCTCCCAAGGTTGAGTTCTTTTTTCAGACTCTCTGGATTCCGATTCTCTTGCAGCTCTTGTAACTTCTTCTGTTACATTTTCATTATCAGCCATTCTGTACCTCCTTGGCAACTTGTTTGGCATATTGTTCTGGTGTTAAACCCAAACGCCTTGCGAGAGCAACTTGGGTTCCTGTCAACTGTACTTTGCGGGGCATAGCACCATTATTTCTTGTTGCTGGTGCTACGACAGCCGAGGGTTTTTTGGAAATCACAGTTTCAACAACTTCTTGTTCGTTGTCGACAGGGGTTTCTTCTTCTCCAAAAAACTCAGGAAATTTACTTCGCATACGCTTGTCAACTTCCTGATAATACTGGTCAGTAGTGGGATAGATACCCTCATTTTGTATAAGAGTTTCATGTAGCCCATAAGCATAACCAGTCATGTCTTTATGTTCATTACTTCCAAACCAAGTATTTTTTTGTAGCCAATCCACTGCTTTTGGGTCTGGTGGAGTATGCTGTTGTACTTGTTGTGGTTGTTGTGGTTGTTGTGCAACATTTTGTTGTTGTTGCATTTGTTGTTGTTGTGCTTCTGTTTGCTTTTGATAGTAGTTTAATTTTTCATTAGCACTTTTTGCATCTACTTGTGCAGATAATATTCTTTCGTTAGCAGCTAACATTTTATCAGTATCACCAGCTTCATAGGCTTCTTTAAATTCAGCTTTGCCTTGTTCTAGTTCTGCAGCAGCTTTTGCTGATATTTGTCCAAGTAAAGCTTCTTCTCCTTTACTAATTAAAGCAGATAATCTTTTATTTTCATCTTGGATTTTTTGAGCATAACCCACTGCTTCATCTCTTAATTTTTCTGAAGCTTCTTTTGCTCTTCTTTCTTCGTGATAATCGTATTTAATTTTATCAATTCTTTTTTGTACTTTATCACTAATACCATCTATTTCTTCTTCAACTGCATTAGTTTTAGTTTCAACTTTAGGTGGTCTCCTGTCCTCTTTAGGTCTATCATCAATAACTTCTACTTGAAATTCATTAGTAGTATCTTGTTCAGGTTCTTTTTCAAAGGTGGTTTTAACACCAAAGAATTTTTCTTCTTTAGAAGATTCTGGAAATTCTTCCCTAACTTCTTGTTTTGCTGTAGTATTTTCACTCATATTAAATTACCTTTACTATACCTCTAGGGTCTTCAACAACAGCTTCTACACTGTCATCATTAATTAAACGAAATTCTTTGCCATGCACTTTAAATCTAGTGCCTGAATAAGAACGCATAATAATCCAATCGCCCTCTTTACAATAAGGACCATTTGGAAATCTTTTTTCATCTTTATAACAATCATCTCCCATAGAAAGAATAAAACCACAGATAGAACCAACTTCTTCAACTTGTAATGTTTGAGATGCTTTTATAATTCCACCTTTAGTTTGTTCTTCAGGCTCTGGAAGAGCTATTAAGATTTTGTAACCTTTTGGTATTGGTAATTGTTTTGCTGTTTTTTCTTCAACTTGTTCAGTTTCTATAACAGCCTTTGCAGGTTTAGTCATATTTTTCTCCTTGCACTAGATTAAGGTCTAGGTCCTTGCGTCATTGTTGACGATTTGCTATTTCCTGTAGGTCGAGTATATCTCTTTCTACTATAGCGAGTCCAGCAATTACACCTGTTAAATGTCTGTACTCTTCAAAATTTTTGCAACCACCTCCTGAAAGATGGTCTGCATGTTCGTTCATGTGTTCTCTAATTTTTTTTCTTAGAGCATCTATAAAATTTGTATCTGATGCAGCCATTAATCCTCTTTATCTAATAAAGTTTCTGCTATATCTTTACCTATCTTAGCACCTTCTATGCGTTCTTTACTAGATATTTTTGCATTATCTGACGCAGCATCATAACCAATCTTAGCACCAGCTATTCTTTCTTGTGATGCTATTCTTTCTTTTTCTATCTCTTCTGTAGCTTTTGCTTTTTGTAAATCAAGGGCTATTCTTTCTGCATCAGCTTTCATTTTTCTTTGTACTTCAGCTTCTCTAATAGCTAGTTCTTTTTCTCTTTGTTGTATTACAGGGTCTTCTAGTTTTTCATTTATTTCTTCTGCTCTTTCTTCTGCTCTACTAGAAGCTAATACTCTTTCTGCTGCTTCAGATACCAGTTCTGATAGGCGTAGTTCAATATCTTCTGGTAGTGGTTCATCAGGCGGTGGTAAAGGAGCACCCAGTTGTTTTTCAATTTCTTTACGATATTGAAATGCAATATGTTCTGTAACATGCTCTGTAAAAGCACCAAGTATTCTTGAAGCATTAGGACTTTGACCTACCATTTCTCTAATTTTAGGGTCTTCCATTGTAGCCATGTGTACTTTGATATGTGCTTCATGGTCTTGATACATAAATGCTTTAACAGGTTTACCATTAAGCATATTCATATTTTCTGATACAGGGTCTGTTGGTAATATCTCTGTTTCTAGTGGGACAATTTTATCTGCATCTTGTATGCCTAATACATCTAGCATTTGTCTATGTAGCTCTTGCATATTATACATTTCAGGTGCTTGTGTAGATAACTGTAAAGCTGCTTGATATTGCATAATTTTTTGTGCTTTTGTAGATGCGTTAGGGTCTGATACAGGTACTACATCTACTCTGCCATCAAAATCTTCTTTTAATAATTCTTTACCTTTAACTTCATAAGGATATTCTGTAGGTCCAAAATCAAATATTATTCTGGATAATATTCTTAACTCATGTTTCATAGAGTTATGTATTCTTGATTGCACTGAACCAATAACTTTTAAAGACCTTTCTAACAAAGCTAGTGTTGTGCCTACAGGAGCTTGACTACTCATGTCAGATACTTTTAAATCAGCTAGTGAAGCAAATCTTCTGCCTTCTTCTACTAAATTTTGTAGCAAAGTATATAAAGTTCCTGATGGTTCTTTGTATGGTAAGAAAGTAATATTGTCTTTTATAGCACCACCGGGTACATCTACATCTCTAAACTCACCCGGCATTATAGGAGTATCATCTCCTTTTATTCTTAAACCTCTGGATTTAAGACCTCCCGGTAAATTACTAAGAGTTCCTGCATCAACCAACTGTCTTAATAAACTTGTAGCAGATTTAGCAATGCCACCTATCAAATGTATTAATCCAAATCCATAAAAACCTAATCCGGGTAAATATTGATAGTGAACATAGTGTTCTCTTTTCTTTTTCATAGGGTCATCTGCTAGATAATTCCTACGAATAGCTAGTATTACACCTGACTGTAAATCTAATGTAACTACATAAGGTAGTGCTATTCCTGTTGGTTTGCCATCTTTTCTATCTTCAAAACCCTTAATATCTAAATCAACTTGCATTTCAAGAATAGTATGCCTTTGGTCATTTTCATAACTTGAACTGTATCCAGTTATTTCATTGTATTTAGACTGTATGTTACTTAGTGCATCACTAGGAGCTTGTAGTTCAACATCTCTATAAAAACCTATAACTTGTAGCTTTCTAATATCATTAGTAGCTTTTTTCATTACATGCGTAGCTCTTTCACAAGTGCTTAAATCAGATGCACCATAGCTAACCACAAAATCTTCAGCTGGTACAAACATACTAGCTGGTCTGCCTAGGCTTGGGTCGTAGTATATTTTTCTAAATGCAGAACCTGCTAATGGTAAATTAAATAATAGTTTTTCTGTTTCTGTTCTGTATTCACTCATTTTTTCTGTGAGTAAATAATTCAAGTAATCTTTAACTCTTTCTGATTGTTTTTGTTTCTCTCCATCTATTTCACCAACAATCTTTGTATCTACTGGACCTTTGGCTGGAAATATTTCAGCAACACACTCAGCTTGAAAACGCACTACAGATTCAGTTAATAAAGGGTGGAACACGCCACAAGCACCCTGCCAAGGCAAGGTTCTTTCTTCAATTTTTAAACCTAACTGGTCTAATCCTTTAGTATATGTATCTTCCCAGTCTTTTCTTGATTCTTTGTCTGAATTAAAATATCCAATAAGTTCACTAGATAATAGCTGTAGTTCAGCTTCTTCCATAAACTCTGCAATATTATCATCAAAGTTTGGTGTTCCTAATTCTGCACCATCTTCAAAATCTATAATTAAACCACCATCTTCTGTTGCTATTGCAACTTCATCAGGATTGGTAACTAAAACTTCTACAGGAGAATCTTTAAATTTTTTTTCTGGGGTTTGTAATGGTTTTTCTGCCATTTAATCTCCTAATAATAATTGGCTTCTCTAGGCGGTAAATCTTCATCTTCTTCATCAGAATACAAAGGTATAAAACCACCCTGTCTAAATCTAATTAAAGCTTGGGTTGATGAATCAACTAAATCATCATGGTCTCCGGAAGGAAAAGCAGCAAACTCTTCTATAACTTCTTCTGCATACTTTCTTTCAGGTGCCCATACAATACCAGATGCAAATAAATCAGCAACAGCATTTACTCTTGCTATCTTATCATTACCACGACTAGGAGTATATTCTGATACTGGTATTCCCATTTGCCTTAACTCAAAGATTAAAGGCATACCTGCAGCTTTAGCTTCTACAATAAAAGCTTCTGGCTGCCAGTCTTTATACATTTCAAAAGCTTTCTTTTTAAGTTCTGGAAACTCTAATCGTTCTTTATACGCATCTAACAGTATTAAGTTAGGTTGTGTTACGCCTGTATCGTCTGGTTGATAAAAAACACCCCATGTCGTACACGCAGAGTAGTCAGAACGCTGTGTTTTAAGAAAAGCAGTATCCCAAGACTGTATAATAAAATCGCATTGTGGTGGATTATCATACTCCCATATACGCCACCAATCTCGTTTTATAATTGCAGACTCTTCTGCAGTAGGATTTTGTTGATATTGTGCAGACCATTTAGATAAAGGTAGTTCTGCTCGTAGCTTTTCTAACTCTTTTATATCCCAAAATTCTTGCCACAGACTTTTACCTGATGGCAATATTGCAGGAAACTCTATAACTTTCCAATCATCAGCACCATCTCGTTGGGCTGAAGACTTTAGTATTTGCCCTGTCAGGTCCCGTTTGTGCCATCTTGTCATAACAATAATGATTGCACCACCGGGCTGCAAACGCTGACGAGGACCAGATGTATAATATTCATACACCTTATCAAATACAGAAGGGTCATTACTTTGACCTTCCTGTTCTGAATGTGGGTCATCAATAATAAGCAAGTCTGCACCTTTACCGGTTACAGCACCGCCTACACCAATCGCAAAGTACTCTCCGCCTTTATTTGTATTCCAACGACCAGCAGCTTTACTATCAGATTGCAAACCTACATCTGTAAAAACTTTTTTAAAATCTGCAGAACCAACAAGGTTTCTAACCTTACGACCAAAACCTACAGCTAGTTCTGCAGTGTGAGCCACTTGGATTATCTTCTTTTCTGGAAAGCAGCCTAAAAACCAAGCGGGTAATAGATAAGAAGCAAACTCTGATTTTGTATGTCTAGGGGGCATATTTATAATCAAACGCTTTAACTTGCCGTTTTTAACATCATTAAAAGCATCAGACATAATCTTATGATGATAACCTTCAATAAATGCAGTCCACATTTCTTTAACAAAAGATAAAAAGTTATCTGAACAATCTTCTTGTCTTTTTGCAGACTCGTATTGAGACAATAAATCTAACAACTCTTTTTGTTGTTCAGGGGGAAGTTTGTTTATCTTATCAATATCAAACATAAATTGCGGTACCTTTTCTTTCTACTGTTGGAGTAAGTATAAAGTAGAGGATTAAATTATGAATAACTAAGTATAAAGATACCGCAAAACTGTCTAGTATATTACTAGCTCTAGTAATAACACTATATAAACTAAAATCTAGTGTATTACTATTTAGTAAATCACTAGGGGCAATATACCCAATTATATACATACTTTCATATCTTCACTGGTTCGTCAATAGTTTTTTCAACTTTTTTAAATGGACTGTTTCTAGTGCTCATTACTGTACGCCATCTATTAGGTTGCATAGTAACCCAGCCACCATCTTTAAGTCTATGTATCATAGCGTGTATAGTGCTTTTAGAAGACAATCCTAAAGCATCAGCTAAAGCATCAAGACTAGGACCGCAGCCAAACTCTTCCCAGTATTCTTCTATGGTTTCTAAAAGTTTTAGTTGTTTACTTGTCATAATATATATCCTATGCCTGTATGGGACCCTAGAACATTATACGAACATTCCTATAAATAAGCAATCTGTAAGTTAGCCGAAAATAAAAAAAGGGGTACCCCCCTATGAAAATTATGAAATTATATGCGTAAAATAGTATGTACCCTAGACACACAAAAATTTTTATATGCGTGGGGTAGGGGTAGGTGGGGTCAAACCATTATAAAATGCGGTTTCCAGCGATAGTGAGTGCTTACTTATTAATACAACAGTGAGTGCTGTTTATTATATTGTTAGGCTTTGTTAAACATAGACTGTATTTTTTGTTCCAGTTCCAGTCTAATCTCATCAGATGACTTGCTGCTGCTGGTTGTCTCTAGCCTTTCAGTGAACAGTGCCACCTCTGATACTTTACCTAGTAATTCTAATGCCCTGATTCTTGATGATTCATTATTGTTTGTATCCAGTGCTTCTTTCTGTAGCTGTTCTAATACCATCTGTCTTAGAGATAGCCCTGTAGTAGCTGCATACTCACTCTTACGCTTCATACCTAACTTTACCCTTTGGGATACCTTTGGGTTGCTCATCAACTTAGATGCTTCTGTCCATACGCTGCTATCCTTCATATTCTTAGTGCTGTATGCATTACGATATGATTCACTTGCTGTCATACCTGATATAACACCCTGAACGAACTTCTCTTGTTTTGGAGTAAGTCCTGATATATTAGCTACATTGTCCTTGTCTTTACTGCTCATATCTATCTATTAATCCTTTAATATTTAAAATTATTTTATATCTCTATGTTAGTAATCACTATCACTGCAGACCTATTATACGCTGCTTACAGCAGCAACAACAAATATGTTCACGAACATTTGTAGAAATTAATTACATTTTTTTATTGACACGATACACCACATAAACTATAGTTCGTTTTGTTGAGGGATTGATGAGACCCAAAAAAGCGAAGAAACAGTAGCTAACTCCCCTTCCCACAACGCCCATAGTGAGACATCTAGTTTCCTTGAAGTTGGGCTTCGCAACGAAGACTAACGATTTGGGTTGCCTAGAGCAATGCAAGGTATCAAGGAAGCAAACAGAACGGGGTAAACTGGGAATCCCTATCACGAAAAATCCGCTCTTCAAGAGTTTGTGCGTTTACCCAGTGTCCTGACAGTGTTGCTATTGATGGTTCAATACCTGTCTTGTGGAGAGTGTAGCGGCTCTACCCTTGATGGAGTTTTTAAAACTGGCTTTAGTTCCCACAGAACATGGAGTAGGGCGTAGCAGCGAAAGTGCTAATTCTCATGGTGTAGCAAAGTCTATCTCTAGGGGCTAATAGGTGTTGTGTGTAGTGAGAAAATCCCATGCTGTTGTGAGTTTTTGCTTATGTATTAACGATTTAATACTTGATTATGTCCTTGAATTAACAAGCTGAATGAGTATCCGCAAGGATACAAGAAACATAATAACTAGGAGTAAATATGAATAAGATAACTAAAGTAGGTGATTCAAAGTTGGGGCATATAATTAATTATCGTGGTTTTTATTTCAATGTGCATAGAAACACTACATTTAACGGGAATGTAAGAAGCATTGAGTATCATGGTCTTAATGCTGGTATGAGAAATATGTATTGGAGCAGAGCAGACTTAAAGCGTAGTGTTGATAGAAAAATTGACAAAGCTATGAAACTTTATTGTGAACATAACGGAATGAAAACTGAAGATAATCCTAACTTAGAAAATTGGTTAGCATTTGCTGAAAGATAAACCTACTGAAGAGCAACATTGAGAGATGGCGAAAACAAGGGTTGTATGCCCTTGTTCTAGGTAAATTTTATAAGGAGTAAGTATGGAAAAGAGAATAATTGTAAGACCTGAAAATGTATATGGAAGAACTTTGTATTATCCAGTATGTGATATTTCAAAAATGTTCTTGAAGATACAAGGCGGTAAAACATTATCATTCGACACTATCAGCGTTTTAGCAGATGCTGATTTTAATATCGAAGTGGAAGCGATAATGCCAAAACTTAATAATAATTAATAAAGCGGGGGGCTATGGTTATCCTAGTAGTTTTCATATTGACTGTAGCCCCTTTGCTTTTTGCTGTCGTGCAACATTGGTAGTTGTGCCTGAATGAGATACCTCGAAACAGCATTTCATTTTGTAATATTAATTTGTTTCATGGAGTAAGTAATTGTATGAAAGCATTACAATTAGAAAAATCTTTGAACACTTTGATTTCTCTTAACCAGCCTTCCTTTGTTTGGGGTGGTGTTGGTATTGGTAAATCAGAAATTGTTCATAAAGTTGCTTCCTCACTTGGATACACTGTTAGAGATGTTAGGGTTGCTTTGCTTGACCCTGTTGATTTAAGGGGTGTGCCTAGTGTTGAAGATGGAATCACTGTATGGAATCCGCCTGTATTTTTACCTACTGAAGATGATGGGAAAATATTATTGTTTCTTGATGAGTTGCCGCAAGGTAGCCCATCAGTTCAAAATGCCCTATTTCAGTTGATTAAGGATAGACAGCTCGGCGAATACACTTTACCAAAAGATACTGTCATAGTAGCTGCTGGTAATAGAGTTCAAGATAAGGCTGGAGCAAATAGAGTAAACACTGCATTGGGAGATAGGTTTATTCACTTGAACCTCGACCCTTGTTCAGATGAGTGGATTGAGTGGGGAGCTAAAAGCGGAAGGATAAGACAAGAAGTATTATCTTTTATTGGCTATCAAGGTGATGAGTATTTATATCACTTTGATAAAAACAGTCCTGTTAATGCTACCCCTAGAGCATGGGAATACGCATCTAAGATATTGGATACTGACCCTGATATTGAGATAGAGCAAGAACTTTATGCTGGAACTATTGGCGAAGGTATTGCTGCTGAATTTACCTCTTTTGTTAGAAGATATAGACAGCTACCTAGTATTGATAAACTTTTAGATAATCCTGAAAGTATATTTGATGATGTCGAATATCAGTCAGACACTATCTATCTGATTATTGGTGTTCTAGCTAAGAATATGACCAAAGATAATATTCAAAAGTTCTATGAATTTATGAAGAATACATCTGATATTCAAGATGAGTTTTTAGTATTGGCTATGACTATGGCTACTGCTAGAGATGAGGGCTTGAAGAAAACAAAAGCATATATCGACTATGAAGTTGAGTATCAAGATATTGGGGCTTAATAGCCCCTTATCTATTAACCAATTAATATTTAAGGAGTAAATATGGCTTTATTACAAGACAAAGCATTACTGATTGAAGTTAATCTTAAAAAGTGGAGTGGAGTTAAATCTGACAAAACATTAAGAAATGAACTTGCTACTAATCATTCTGTTGATGAGACAAGGCTTACTGTAAACAAGAAATTGACTAACAGCGAATCTTTGAAAGCTATCAAGAAGATTGATGGTTTGATAAGAACTGATTGTATTTACAGTGGGGCTGGATACAGTGGCTTTTGTTTAGCATGGGATAATCAAGGAACTTATCTATTACCTATTGAATTAAAAGATAGGTTTGAGAAAAGAATCCAGTCTTATCAAAATGATAGAGAAAAAGCTGTTAAACAATTTATCAAGGAATATGACTCTATGATTGCTGGGGCTAAAAGAGATTTAGGCACAGCATTTAATCCTGAAGATTTTCCTAGTAAAGATGAGATGGAAGGTTTATTCCAATTTGATATTATCAAAAAGCCTATCCCATCTAATGATGATATTAGAATCAATTTACCAGCAGATGAGATTGCTGAATTAAAAGCTAATGCAAAAGCATCTGAAGATGCAAAGATACAGCAAATCACTGGGGCTGTAGTTGACAAAGTAAAGGGTGTGCTTACACACTTTGCAGACAAGGTTGATGCTGGAGAAACATTTAGAGACAAGACTGTTGATAAACTTGTTGAACTTTGTAATGTTTTACCAGCATTGAATGTTAGCGGAGATTCGCAGATAACAGCAGCACATCAAAAGTGTATGGATTCTTTTTATGGTAAAAACATTACTGCTAACAAAGTTAGAGATGATAAAGATTTAGCTAAAGAATTATCTAATACAGCTAAAGACATTGTTTCTGATTTAGATACTAAAGGGGGTTATTTTGACTAACGATATTGATAAAAAAGCTGCAAACAAGATGACTAAAGCTAGAGTATATTTGCTGAAGAATAAACCCTTCTTTGGCAAACTTGCTATGGATTTAGATTTTGTTGAGAGCAGTCAGTTTGATACTATGGCTGTTGATGGACAAAGGATATTCTATAATCCTGACTTCACTAACAAGATAACATTTCTTGAAACAGTTGGAGTGATAGCCCACGAAGTCCTTCATGTGGTGTTCAAACATCATTTGCGTAGGAACGACAGAGACCCCTTCTATTGGAATGTAGCTGGAGACTATGTAATTAATGATGTTCTTGTAGAAGAAGGCTTTGAGTTGCCTGAGAATCCATTGTATGACCCTAAATATCACAAGACTACAACAGAGAAAGTCTATGCTGAAGTTTACAAGGGAGATGATTCTGATGATTCTAATACTGATTCTGATTCTGATTCTGATGGTTCTGATGGCGACAGCACAAAAGATTCTTTAGCAAAAAGAATGTTTGGAGAAGTAATAGATGCTGTCTCTGAAGAAGATGGACAGCCTTTATCAAAAGAAGAAGTTGAGAAGTTGGAACAAGAGATAAACGACAAAGTTATTGATGCTAAAACTGTTTCAAAAGACTGTGGTAAAGGTGGAGATGCTTTCAAATCTATGATGGATATTGTTAAGCAGCAGTCAGTATCATGGGAAGAGGTGTTGGGTAATCTTGTATTAGAAACTACTACTACTAATGATTATAACTTCAACAACGCTAATAGAAGATTCATATATCAGAATATGTATCTACCCAGTGTTGAGAAAAAACCTAGTCCTAAAGGAGCAGTTGCTTTAGATATTAGTGGGAGTGTATCAAAAGAAGATATGGCTATGATGCAAGATGCAATAAACAGTATCATTCCCGTAGCTAACTTTGAAGAACTTACTATTCTTTATTGTGATGATGCTGTTAGGCAAGTTGATACTTATTCTAGTGGAGAAGAAGTTGAGTTAGATTATATATGTGGCGGTGGCACAGACTATGAGCCAGTGTTTAAGTATGTAAACAAACAACTTGATGATGATATTGCTTTCCTTATATATCTTACTGATGGATATTGTTATCCACCATCAAGCGGAGAGCCTGACTATCCTGTTATATGGGCTACTACTGGCACATCAAGATACTTCAAGTTTGGAGAAGTGGTTGATGTTGAGTAGTTAATCTATTTGGCGGAATGAGTTTGCTTGTTCTCATCTCAATCAAAGACAAGCATATCTATTAACTTATTAATATTTAAAAGGAGTAAGTATGAATTTAATAAAAAAAGAATGGAGAATATTTAAACAAGACTTTGTGCGACAAGCTAACGAAAGTTTTATGTTTAGATTTAATTGGTATGTGCTGAAGCCTGTTGCTTTAGTGCTTGTAATAATTGCTTTTATAATTTTATAAGGAGTAAATATGGAAAAAGCGTATAGTTATTGTGCAATGACTGGATTTCCTTTGTGTTGCATAAGTTGTGGGAGTAGAAATGTAGATGCACAAAAAGATTTATGTTTAGACTGTGATGCAGATGAGGGTATTTGTGCAGATGACAGAGAGGAGTATAAAGATGACTAAAACATTTAGAGTAGAATTTGATGAGATAACCACTCATATAGGAACTATACAAGCTAATAGTATTAAAGAAGCTGAAGAAATTATTTACAGTAAAGGACACTTGATACGAAATGTTGAAGCTGTAATTGGAGAAACTAAAATACAATCTATTGAGGAGGTGTCAGAATGACAGTAGAGAAACATAAAATAACAATTACTTTTGAAGCTATTGCGGATAAAGAAGAAATAGAAACAGCTATTGAAAGAGATATAGTTGATAAGGTATCTCAAAGTATTTGGAATGTATCTAACTTTGAAGCAAAAGTAATAGCAAAACAAAATGAAGATGTAATAAAAGTTAAGATGAGTGGAGATATACAAAAAAAAAGATATGTTGGCAGCAAGGCAATACAAGATTTAGAGCCAAAAATAATAACGGAAATAATGAACAAAGCAAAAGATATGGGGGGCTTAGAATGACAACAATAGAAATAATTAGCTACACAATACTTTCAATAGTATTGATAGCAACAATTTATATTAACGAAAAGGAGTTAAGAAAGTGAACAAAGCAGAACTAAAAAAACATCAAGAAATTACTGATAAGTTTGCTATGGAGAGAGAACAAGAGCAGTTGGAATATCCTGTTGAAGATTATTCTAAAGACAAAGTTGTTCTTTATCATGGAACTAATACAGCTAATCTAAAGAAGATACTCAAAGATGGGCTATGCCCTAGAGGAAACAACGAGGGTAATTGGACACACACTATAAGAAGTAGAAATGACATGGTGTATCTTACAAACTCTTATGCAGTTTACTTTGCTATGTGTTCAATAAGTGAAGATGATATGCACAGCATGGTAATTGACCCAGTTGTATTAGAAATAGAAGTTGATACAAAGAATCTTTATCCTGATGAAGATTTTATGGAACAAGCAACAAGAACTAATAGTATGTGGCAAGGATATTTTGATAGTATTAATTGTGAAGATATAACAGCTAGAACTGAACACTTTAGAGATAACATATCTGAATACAAAGAATATTATAACGATAGTTTAAAACATTTAGGTAATGCTTGTTATCTTGGAGAGATTAAACCTGAAAGCATCAAAAGATATTCTGTCTTAAATACTGATGTTGTTTGGGATTATTCAGACCCAACAATAACTTTAATGAACTACAAAATTTTAGGTAGCAGATACAGAAAGCTATCCAAAAAATTAATGTGGGAAGAACCTTTATCTATTAACGAAGTAATATTTAATAAAATCAATTCTAAGAAGAGGGTAATTTAGGAGATGCTAGACCATTACCTAACCCCAAACTATTTAACCAGTGGCTTCTAAGGAAGTCATTTTTTAATAAAACACACTAAAAAAGGAGTAAATATATGTTTCATTTATATAATAACAAAGAACTTTTGCAAGAGATGGTTGAATCTAATATGCAAACTTGTAATCAAATCTATACACAAATAGACAGAAACCCTAAAGAAAAAAGTGATGCTGACTTCATGCTAGTCAAATCATTTAATACTTTAGTTGAAGTAAATCAAAAGGCTTTAGATGTTTTATATCCTGAACGACATAAGAACGGAGATTTACCTAAACCTAAACACTTGGTATTCAAGCAGATACATAATGATAACGAAGATGTCGTTGAGATAGTAGAGGTAGAAGCTGAAACTCTAAAACAAGAATTTAACTGGGAGAAGTAATGGAAATAAAATTTAAAGATACATATAAAGATATTGAAGCAAAAAATACTTTAAAACTTTTGAAAGAAGAAACTGGATTTTCTATAAATAAAATTTTGTGTTTAGCTATTAAACATTATTACAGTAGCAGAGCCTACCAATTTGATAAGGAGTTTTACAAGCATGGAATATAAATACCCTATTGAAACTCATAGCAGTATGGGATACCACAACATAGATGATTTTAATTATGATGGCTGGTTAGAAGATTCAAAAGTTGCTAAAGACTTTGGCAAAGATGAATTTACAAGACTAAATCAAAGCAGTGCAGTCATTTGCAGCTATGAAGAATTAAAAAAAGTTTTAGGTAAACCCATTAAGTTATATTCAAAAGTTATGTTTCCAAAAACTAAAAAAGTTTTAAATAAATATGGTTGTTTAGCAAGTGCATTTACAAGTGTCGAACATGATAGTAATTATCTTGGAAGTATTGATGCTAATTTGTTTTTATCTGATGTCATTTGGCTGGTTGCATTTACTGATAAAAAATATCAAAACAGAAGATACAAAGACTGGTGTGTAGTTAGAAACTTTGGTAATGGAAACAATACCAGTAGATTTTTAAATTACTTTTCTAACTTAGACAGTATTAATCTAAACAAAATTAGAGGAAGTTTTGAAGATAAAGTTTCATGGCTTGATAGAAATTTTTCTAAGTATTCAGTTGATTCAAGAACTTATGGTAGTGGAGAATCTGTATCTCATATTTGGTTAGATAGAATCATAAAAGAACTAGATGCTAGTTCAACATTTAACCCAGTTAATCTATCTGATAATCAACACTGGCTTATATCAAAACTTTATAACCGCCATATTTGTAAGAGAGAAACTTACGAAACTAGCGAACTATTACAACATTACATAAAGGAGATGAAACAATGAGTAATCAACATAACGAAGAAGCATTTGAAACATTAATGCAACGAGTAGAAGAAGATGATAAACAAGGTTTACTAGAAGCAGAAGTGCAATATGTTTCTAGTCAATATGGATTGCACGAAGATGATGATAGAGATGAAATATTATTTCATATCGCTGAATCATTATATGAAAAACATTTAATATAAGGAGTAAAAAATGAATGTAGAAAATAAAACACAATTAATAATGGCTATACAAAATGATATAGCGAAAGCTGAAGCTAAATTAAAAGAAGCTAAAGACAGATTAAAAGAGATGCAAGATACAGTATTTCTTTTAAGAGTAGAAGCTAATGCTCTTATTGAAGAGGCTAAAAACTTACCTAACGGAGTGAATGATGCACACTAAAACAGCTTTTAAAAAACCAATAGTAAGTAAGAACTACTTTACGATTCGTATGCCTGATGATTTGCGTAAGCAGATACAAGTTGAAGCTGATAAGAGTTGTAGGAGTTTATCTATGCAGATAATTTTTATGCTTCAACAACAGATTGAACAGCATAATGACAAGTAGTTTTTGCATTATCTAAATCAGAATGATACAAGCGGTTTGATATTTGGTGTAGCCCCCTTTTAAAGAGAGCCATATCAGACTGCTTGTTGAGTTCTTTATTATCACTGATAATAGTTATAACATGATTGCAAATAAATCTTTGTTCCTTCTTGAACATATTTGTGAGTTGTTTTAATCTCATTGACTTTAATAGTTTATATGAAGATTCCTTTTCATCAGTTGACCTACCTACTAAGGACAAATTAACCCCACCCTGTCCTAATAATCCTGACTTATAACAAACATATAAAACAAACTGTCCAGCATGATATTCTTTATCATCTATTAACGAGTTAATATATAACTTGTCTATGATATTTTGTGAGGTGTTTCTACATCTAAGATAATTTTTGCCTAAGTTTTCTATGACAAAAGTATTGTGCTGGTGTAAATATTTTGTGCCTAAATCTGTAAATTTAAAATTCAAAGTCATACCTATCTTCAAAGTCTATCGCTTCAATATCTGAATATACTCCAGTTGGTATATCGTAGCTTAACATAGTTTGTCCTTGTTTACCTATCCATTTAAACCTACATTTCCAGCAGTTGATAGACACCATATTTGATTCTTCTCTATGAACTGTTATTCCTACATCAGCTTTAGAAAACCACGAAGCAGAACCACTTATATTGTATCCAGTTGGAACAGGTATATTGCCTTTACTATCAGGATAAAGTTTCATGGGGTGTGAAACAAAAAACACATGAACATCATGGGCTTTTGCAAACTGGGATATTTTAGTTAGCATACGAGATATACTGTCTGTCTCACTAAAACTTCTATCCATATCAATATAATTATATGGGTCTATAACTATACCCCTACAGCCCATCTGTCTTACAGCCCCTATACCCTTTTCAATAATACTATCTAATGTTGGACTTTCCCCGCCTGTATAATCTATAAATAAAAAATGTTCTTCTACAAATCTAAGTGCGTTGTCTCTTTCATCTTCTGTCATTCGTTGCGTTGAGCCACTAAAGAATGACTTACCTACATACTTCTCCACCAGCTTTGCAATATGCAAGTCAGGGGGATTCTCAAAACTACAAATAGCAAACTTCCAATCCTCATTTCTAGCAAGATTCATCATCATCATATCTATAAACTCTGATTTACCTGAACTGGGGATACCAGTAATTATAGATAGTTGTCCACCAGCAATTCTAAATAACTCATCTACATTATCAAAGCCAGTAGAAACTCCAGTCATAAAACCCTTATCGTATAAGTCAACAACACTATTCTCGTAATGACTACTTGGATACAAAGAGGAAAGAGGATATGGCTTTGCATCATGCACAGCTTTTTGCAAGAGCTTATCCCCACCTGATAACAAACATTCATTAGCATCTTTGTATTCTTGCGGCATTTGAGCTAACCAAACTTTATTTTTTCCAATTCGTCTAGCTAATTCTTCAGTAAGTGCTTTACCGCTTTCATCATTATCGCAACACAATACTATCTTTTTAATCTTATCTAGTTGCTCTGCAGCTTCCCAAATATAACTAAACTTCTTATCTTCTTCAGGAGATATTTTGTTATTAGATACCTTCATCACTGCTCCATTTGGAACTGATACAGCACAATCAATACCAGCTTCATACAGTGCAAGAGCATCTAACTCCCCTTCACATATAACTATTAAGTCGTTAATATTTAATTTATCTAATCCAAATAGACTTCTCGCTGCTCCATCTTGGGTAAAACTTTTACCATCTATACTTCTCCACTTTACAGCCTGAAGTTTATCGTTGACATGATATGGAAAGCCTATAGCTTCTTTTGTGCCTACCCCATTGAACCCCCTATCTTCCCATAAAACTCCATATTTTTTAGCTGTATCTTCTGAAATGCCCCTAGATTCAAGGAATTTTTTTTGTGTTTGTTTTATTGCCCCAGAACCTACTGCTGTGTTTTTGATTTCTGAAGTCTTTAATACTGCTATTGGTGTTGTTTTTTTTGATGTTGATTTAGTTGGTTGTTTGTTCATGTTCACTGCCCCTGATAGTTGGCAGTGCCAACATTGATATAAAATTTTATCCCCATCTCTTTTTAGAGATAGGGTTTTTTCATGTTTCTTTTTTCTTAAATGACTGCAAGATGGACAGACTAACCTTTTACTTTGTCCATCTTCAAGGTATTCATTATTGATATAATGCTCTTGAATTTGCATACTTACTCCTTTTATGTTTATACTATTTATTCTAGTGAATAACTAATATTAAATATCTAGTATATTACTAGCCTAGTAATACACTATCAATTTAAATTTTCTCTTTGCCAAACTAAAGCAGATATAGAAGAAATTATATCTTCAGATAGTTTCTTTTTATCTTTACTGTTAAGTAAACCTATTAAAGATTTTCTTATTACATCAGGTTGAATATTAACCATGCTGCATACTTCAATAAAATCTTTTGAAACTACCCATGCAATAGCATCTTGATACTTTTTATTATCTTTACTGGCAATATCTCTAATACACTGAATAATAACTTGCAAATAAATTTCTTTTAGTTTGTTCATTAAAAAAATAATTTTAAATTCATATTGTATTTAATAATAAAATTCATATAATAACAAGCAGTAAGTATAAAAATTCAGGATTTAATTTTATGGAATATAAAATAGAAAACGATATACCAATACCGCCTATTCAAAGGAAGCCTAGAGATAATGCTTTGCTTGATACTTTGTCTAGTCTAAAAATTGGTCAGTCTTTTGTAATCCCAATACCTGAAGATGGAACTACTGAGGTTCATAAAGTAAGAAACAAATTGAACTATGTAAAATTATTTCTTCCCAAAAGTTATTCTTTTACTACTAGAGAAATTAGTTTAGGTATTAGGGTATGGCGAACACAATAACCAACAAACATAACCTTCCACAAACTTTAGTTAACCTCGCTGAAAGCAGAGACTACAGCAGAGGTAAATCTGATAGGTCAATAACTCAGCTTATTGATTCACCACAAATATCTATATTAAGAATGGCAAATGAAAACCGCATCACTGAAGATGTGGTTGATACTTTTTGGGCTAACTTAGGAAGTGCTTTACATCACATAACAGAGAAGGGAGCAGATGATAAACATTTAGTTGAAGAAAGATTGTTTGTAGATGTAGAAGATTGGACTATATCAGGGGCTATAGATGTGCAAAGGTTAGAAGATGATGGGTCTATTACTATTATGGATTATAAGTTTACGAGTGTTTGGGCTGTAAAGAATCCTAAAATTGATTGGGAGAGACAGCTTAATTGCTATGCTTATTTAGTTGAAGCTGCTAAGAAAGTAAAGATAAAAGAACTACAAATTATTTGTTTCTTACGAGACTGGAACAGAAACAATGCCAAAAGAGACAACAGTTATCCACAACAACAAATAATAATAGTGCCTATAAAACTATGGGATTTTGATGAACAACAGAGATATGTAATTGATAGGGTTAAAACGCATCAGGAAGCCTTACAAGACTACATTGATGGTAAAGAGATGTCGGAGTGTAGCTTTGAGGAAATGTGGAAGAGAGAGGACACATACGCAGTTAAAAAGAAAAAGAATGTTAGGGCATTAAAGGTATTTGAAATAGAAGATGAAGCTAAAAAATTTGCAAAAGATAAGGGAGATGATTACGAGATAGAGTATAGGAGAGGAGTTGCTGTTAGGTGTGAAGATAATTACTGTAAAGTAAACGAGTGGTGTCCACAATATCAACAAGTATTAAAAGGTTAATAGATGATTAGTGAAATAGAGAGAAAGATTTTAGGTTTTATGCAGTTGCTATCAAGAGAAAACCTATCGCACATTAAAGTTGTAATGGAAGATGATAGAACTGTATCAATACAAGATTATTCAAATGTGATTGTAAGAACAACACAGATGGGTTTTGACCAGTTTGTATCTACTGATACGAAACTTTTAATTCAAATAGCAAGGAGTATGCAAAATGAAAAATGAAAACACTTATAAATCTATATGGGAAACTCTATCTAAAATAGATTGTTCAGAACATATAGAAGAAATAAAGTATGGCAACAGAAAGCCATTATCATATTTATCTTGGGCTTGGGCTTGGGGTATTTTAATGGAACACTATCCACAAGCTACATATAAATTTGTGCAACAGCCTGACACTGGAGTTCCATATATACAAATGCCTGATGGAACAGCAGAAGTAAGATGTATAATTAGTATTGATAATTGTCAAAGAGAAATGTGGTTAGCTGTCATGGATAACTCAAATAAGTCTGTAGCAAATCCATCATCTACACAAATAAATTATTCCAAAATGAGATGTCTAACTAAGTGTTTAGCTATGTTTGGTTTAGGGCATTACATATATGCTGGAGAAGATATTCCAAATGGAGAAGATAAAAAGCCTGAAGCAAAAGATAAGCATGATGAAGCATGGGCTAAACTATTTGTTGAGAGCATGGAACTAATGATTAAAAAATCTAAGACAGTCGAGGGATTAGAAAGTCTTTATAAGAGTGATACCAACAAACCGCAGTTTAATATTTTAAAAGAGAGATATGCAGATATGTCTGAAGAAATATTAGGTAAATTTAAACTAAAGAAAACAGAACTACAAAACGAGGAGAGTTAATATGTCTGATTTTAAAAACGATAAACCAAAACAAGTTTGCTACATCTATAAGAATGGATTTAAGAGCAACGACAAACAGCCTGACTTTAAATCAACGATAAAGATTACACCTGACTTCTTACAGCAGATGGTAAATTTTATTAAGAATGATGGTAGGGTTGAGAAGGGAGTTGATATTTCAGTTGCTATGTGGAACAGAATATCAAACAACGAAAAGAAAACTGAATACTATTACACTGTTCTTGAAATAGATGATTACCAATTAAAAAAAGAGATGGCATCTCAACAAGCAATAGACAGTGTTAATGCTGAAAGCAGTGTTAAGTTTGAAGATGATGAGGAGATTCCATTTTGACAATAGATAGAAAGAATATACCTGAACACTTACGATGTTTGTCTGACAAAAAACTAATGTTGCTTTTCAAATTGTTTCCAGCAGGATATTTTTAATGTCTAAAGGCAGTAGAAATAGAACCAAAGATATAGATAAATTTAATGAAAACTTTGATAAGATTTTTGGCAAAAAAGAAAAAGATATAACTAAACTTAAAAATGTTTGGGAAGAAAAATCTTTTAAAAAATGTGTTGGTTGTAATAACAAATACCCTAGAGATTATTTTCCAACAAAACAAAAAGAATACAAAGTTTCTAGGTTAGATGTTTGTAAAGAATGTTATAAAAAATAATGACAGAAAGAGTAAGAGATAAAAAATATTTAGCTTATTTAAAAAAAAATGGCTGTTTAGTTTGTGGTAAAAAAAATGTTGATGCACACCATTTACGACACGCACAGCCTAGAGGTTGGGGGTTAAAAAATGGAGACCAATGGGCAGTGCCTTTATGTAGAGAGCATCACATGGATTGTCATAGAACTGGTAAAGAATCTAGGTGGTGGGCTTTGCATGGTATAGATGCTATGGCATGGGCTGAAATGAATTATATGGTGTATGGAGAATACACAAGTCAAGAGGAGAATAAAGAAGATGAGTAAAACTTATAGAGTATATACAAAATGGATAGGCTATTCTGAAATAGAAGTTGAAGCTAAATCAGAAGAAGAAGCTGGAGAAAAAGTATTAAATGGAGATTACTCTATGTTTAGAGAAGCCTCTACAGGTGGCGACCTTGATTATGGATTTGATGATGAAGAAATCACAGACATAGAAGTAATAAAAGATGATAGCTGATATTTTAATTTGGCTTATGTATTTTGGTGGTATATATATTGTGGCAACAATGATGTATTTAATTATTAAAGATGAAATAAACAAGAGGTAATTATGGATTATGAAAATGAAATGAAGAGAGCAACGATTAACTTTGAAGCTGTTAAAATCTCCATGCGACAAGACAAGCATGGATTTATATTAACTTTGTCAGTTCACCCTGAAGATGTTCCTGAAAGTTTATTTAGGCATTGGGTTGGTTCTAGGTATCAAGTTGCTATGGTTCAATTAGATGATAATGAAGAACCTATAGTTCCAAAACAAAAGACAGATGGGGAGAGGGCGATAGCAAGGGCTGGTTTAATGTGTAAAGACAAGGACTTTCAAATTTTTTGTGCAGAAAAATATCAAATGGAAAAAAGTGAAGGGGCTTTTTACAGAGTTGAAAAAGAATTTGGAGAAAAAGAAACCTCTATTTTTGTAAGAGACTACATTGGAGTTGAAAGTAGAAAAGAATTAATGGACAACAAAGAAGCTAGAGAGAAACTTCGTGAACTGATAGATATGTTTCAAGAATGGGAATAAAACAGTTGGGCATAAATGTAAATAACATTGGTTCAACAGGAAAATTAGCAGTAGGAACATTAACACTAGGAAGAACAGCCCTTGGTAATAATATAGCTTTAGGTTCAACAGGAATGTTGACAGACTATTATATTTCAGAAAAGGAAATACAAGCTAATTATTCTACAACAGCATCACATAGAAGAAAGTTTAAAGTAAACGAAATATTTAAACATGGAGTATATATTTTATTTATGAAAAATGTTGTTGTTTATGTAGGAGAAAGCATAAATCCTTATGCTAGGGTATGCACTCACATAAAATCTGAAAAAAAATTTGATTCGTTTAGGATTTTATATTGTAAAGAAAGTAGAAAAAGACATTGGGAAAAAAAATTAATAGAGAGTTATATACCAAAATACAATAAAACTCATAAAATAAGACCCACAAGAAAAGTAATAAATTTAAACACAGCTAATACAAAGATTTATGTTTAAAGATAAACCCACTACTAAACAAAGATGGTGGGCTTGGCACAAAAAGAATCCTAAAGTATGGGTATTGTTTCAGAAGTTTACTTTTGAAGCTATTCGTTCAGGTAGGAAAAACTATTCTCACTGGGCTGTTATGCAACGCATTAGATGGGAAACAGATGTCAACACTAAGGGCGATTGCTTTAAAATATCCAACGACTTTATCTGCTACTACGCAAGATACTTCATTCACACCTATCCACAACACGCAAACTTCTTCAGAATAAGACCTTTAAAAGAAGAAAAGTAATACAGTCATAAACAATAAATACCAACGGCTACAGTAATCTACCAGTAGGATTCATAACTACTGTAAAATAAAACCTTATATCTATAGGCTTTATTAAGTATATTGACTAAAAAATTTGAAGCAGCAGAGCATGGTTTAAATATTAACCTGTTAATACTTATCTTACTACAGCTTCTGGTTTTATATCTTCTAAATATTGTTTTCTAAATTCTGGTATTCCAGAAAGAATTTCATTTTTTATTTCTTTTAGCTCATCTATTTCTGCTTTCTTTTCTGCTGATGACATACTGGTATCATTTATTATTTGAGCTTCTCTGTTTCTTATTTCTTTAAGTGTGTCGGCTGTATCTGTTAGTGTAGATTGTAAATCTTTTAAACCCTCTAAGTATCCAACTTGATATTCTTCAGTCATTCCTAAAGCATATCCATCTCCCTTATCAACAAGATTAGTTTCTATTATTCTTAATGTTTTAACTAAATCGTCAACATCTCCTTTTAAACTATAAAATTGATTTTCATAGTTGCTTCCCTCTGCTGGTAAAAGAAAAGTTCCTACAACTGGAAGTCTGTCGATACCAAACTTTACTCTTTCTGCATCTGTTAAACCTTCTCTAATTAAACTATCTGTTGCCATCATTACCCAAGAGCCTAATGTTCCGCTATAACTTCTAAATAAATTTTCTACATACAAAGGACTTATGTTTAACTCATCTCCTATAACTTTAGATAAAGTATCTGTCTGTGGTCTGTATGCTAAATCTCCAGTGCCTTTTAAATAATCAGGAACTATCTGTCTGCCTGTAAAAAAGTCATAGTTAAAAAAGTTTTCTAGTAATGGGTCAACTGCTGTTGGTGGTGTTATTGCAAGAGTATGACTTAAATTTCTTTTTAAACTATCTACGACATCTTTACCAGCTATATCGTCCATGAAATAAGAGGTAAGTCTTTCGGGTATAGTCATGGTAATTAAGCCTACTTCAAAAGGTTTGGGTATAGCTACTGGTTGTCCAACTAATTTTTTACTGCCCGGAATAATTAAATAGTTATCTTTTATTTCTTCAGGGGCTTCTTCATATTCCTCTGAATCTCTTGCTAATAAATAATAAAATACTGATAAAGAAGCTATAGCAGATACTCTCATTAATACAGCTTTAAGTCTTTTACTTCTTGATAACCCTCTACCTATGCCATATTTTCCTGTTAGTCCTCTATAAAAAACATCTAGTCCTTGTAGTCTAGGATTTAAAAACATAGTCATTTGTGCATAAGATTGAAATGCACGACTATTGCCACGCCTTGTAAAGTTTAAAACTTCTAATGCTTGAAATATAGCTTCAGCTTCGTTGCCTGTTCTTTTTAATGTGTCTTTATATACAGCTACTCTAGTAGCAGCATCTGTTATAGCTGTGCCTTGTCCTAATATATCCCATACTGTAGATAATAAATCTAAAGGAAACATATAAACTTTTTCTACTAAAGGTCTTTCACTTTTAAAAGCATTTTTATATAAATTATTTATAAGACTTTCAGTGCTGTCTATATCTCTTACACCTTTATCGTAGCCTGTTATTATTCCTGCGTTTCTTAATTTTACGAACTCTTCTGGAAGTCTGCCGGTAATCATTCCTTTAGCTATACTCATGCTTTCTTTTATAGAAGATATTATAGGAACATAATTAGCACCACTTAAAACATAAGCTGATGCAGAATCTCTTACTATTTGTCTAAACCAAAAGTCAGGAACTCTTGTAATTAAATCACTCACAAAACCTTTAGTTCCTCTAAGAATACTCATAAACAAACCTTGTGGTGCAAAGTCTCCTTGATTCATAACACTAAAAGATTGATACAACATTGGGTCATCTACTTTAAAGTTAACATTTTTTCCTTTAACTCTTATGGTAACTATGTCTGGTCCTTTAACATTACCTTTAACTTTTTGTGCAATACCCATGTCAACAAAGTTACGCATTACTCTATTGGCTGCTATATTTTTCATACCTAAATTTATAGCTGCTCTTAAATTATTTGTAATACCTGTTATTGGGTCAACAATATCTTTTTCTTCACTACCTTTTGCTCTTTGAAATGGGGTTACAGATAAGCCTTGAAATATTTGTGGTCCTTTAAATCCTTCTACTCCTTCTAGTGGTCTGTAAAAAGGTATATAGTCTGCATTTTCTAACCATGTTTTACCTGTTTGTTCATCTAATACACCAGTGTCAACTAAAAACTGAACTGTATGTTCATTAGTTCTGTTGTATTCATCAATCATAGTTTGTAATTCAGGATAATCTTGCAAAACTTGTTTGGCTTTTTTTCTATCTGCTGCTGTTACTTTTACTTTTCTACCTTCTCTATTAAATCTTGTTTCTCTTTTTACTCTCATTACAGATTGAAATGCCCAAAGCAAATTAGGATTTTCATAAGCTGGTTTAAACACATCAAAGAATGGTGTTATAGGTTTATTATCTATGGGAGATATATTAGTTACATAAGTGTATCCTTTGTTTTTATCATATACAGGTACACCTCTTAAAAATGCTTGTTGAAATATATCACCTGACCTATCAGAAAAATATAAAGCTGCACCTGCTGACATACTAGCAAGTAACATTTTATCTCCGTATTTATTCTTTCTACCTGCTTTGTAATCTGTTTCTGCTAATCTTGCATACTGGTCTAAAAAAGCTTCTCTAAATGCTAGTGGGTCAACAGATTTAAAACCCTCTAATACAAGTTGACCGGTAGTTTTATTTTCAATAGTGTCATCTCTTACTGTTAAATTTTCTATTAACTCTTCAGCATTTTTATTTAAAGGTTTATTACTTTTATTAAATGAATATTTAATTTTAGTTTCATTAGGTATGTCTGCAAGAATAGTATTTACATCTGCGTTGTTTTCAGCTGGACTATTTTTTATTTCTTGTTGTGTTTTTACTGCAGTTGCCACAGCATTAGGAGAAGCATCAGTATTTATTACAGGAGTAACACCTGCTGCTATTGAATTTTGTTTTTGTTCTTCAGCAATTCGTAAGAGGGCGTTATCTTGTTCTGTGATTTCCTCTTCTCGTAAAGTTTTCTCCCTTCCTCCTCTGCTTCTGATTCTATTTTCATCAACGATTCTATCGTCTTGAAATAATTCGGTGGTATCTTCTTCGACAATTTCTTCTCCTATTTTGTAGTTGTTATTAATATAAGCAAAACCAATATTTTTAAAAGTAGGTTCTTCTTTTGCTATTTCTTTTAATAAATTATAAGTATCTCTTACTGAATTATCTATTGATAATAAATAATTAAGATTTACAAACCTTCCTGTTTCAGCAAACCTAGTAACATTTCTAACAATAGCTTGGTTAATATCAGCATCTGGATAAACAATATCTACTTTGTATCCATTGTTTATTAAATCAAATATTAATTTTTTTGTTGTATATAAACCAGTTTTTTGTTTTGCCCTGCCAGTAACTTTTGGAATTATTAAGTTTGCACCTTCAGATATAAATTGTCTATTTAAACTAGCAGCAAGTATTTTAGAAAACTTATGTGTAGCATTAGCACCAATTCCATTTTTAAATTCAGGCATTTGTTTTTTAACATCATCTGCATCAACTATTGCATAACCTTTTCTTGCTGCTATATCTTCTGCAAATGTTGACTTACCTGCTCCGGGTGGTCCAATTACAATTACTGCTTTCTTTTCGTATTTTAAATTTCCACCAGCATAATCGGCTGCAGTTTTAACTGCATCATCAGCCATGTCATCTATTCTTTTTTCTATTTGTGAAGCTGTTAAATTATCGTAAACATCTGGAATTGTTAATGCTTCTTTTTGTGTAGAAAGCATAGCTGGGTGCAATACTAATTCATATATATCATCTATGGATATGTTTTCTCTTTGAAATCTTGGTTGAGTTGCCAGTCTAAATAAATCTTGTCTTGCTTCTATTAATTCTTTTTGTGTTAAAGTAGGCTTAGGACTTATTTCTGTATCTTCTTCAAATCTTTGACTTAATATTATTTTTTCTTGTAACTCATTAGCAACACTAGAAAGATGTGTAGTTATTACTTCTTTACCTAAATTAGTTAATGTTTCAGGGTCTATTAAAAATTGTTTAGGAATTAAAAGTTCTGCTTCTCCTCTAAAATTATACGCATTATTAAATACATTAAATAAAGGATTATATGGAAACATTGAAGAACCTCTATATAAAGCTTCCATGTTTGCTGCTACAGCTTCTTTTGGTAAAAGAAATTTTTTAACATTAAATCCATACTTAGCTATGTCTCTTGGACTAGCATCTAAAGATTCTATTTGTGCTTTAAATTCAGAAAAACTAATGCCTTCCTCTTCTAATTTTCTATTGTAATATTGTCTTGCTATTCTTTCTTCTCTTCTAGTTGTATTCATTCCAAATGATTCAGCTATTGATTTGTCAACAGTAACAGGTATTAAGTTAAATTCTTTACTTATATCACTACCTCTATAAACCAATATTTCATCAGGAAATAATGCTATAGATTGTTCTGTTACAATATTTATTGCGTCATAAATTTGTTGTGCTTCTTGAACATTTAAATCTTTTGGATATTCAAAAGGACCATAAATTAAAGTATCTGCTAATAATGGTGGTGATTTAAAAATATCAGATTGTATAAATGCTTCAGGACCAAGGTCCATTAATGGTGCTATGTATTCTGAACCATTACCTCTACCTACTGTTAAAAATCTTTTTATGTTTGTTGGAATTCTATTAGTGCTTCCATATAATTGTCTAAAGTACCCCTCTAATGTGGGTGCACCTGATTGTATTTCTAAATTTTCTTTTGTTTCTTGTGTTAATCTAGCGTTGGTTTCTCTTAGTTTATATTTATTAGTAACTGGAGCAACATCTATAAATGTTTCTGATATTTTTCTACTATCTAAAAAGACATCATCATTAACTAAAAGATAAGGTTTATTACCATAAGTTTTATTTAAAGCTCTTTGTAATGGTTCTATATAACCTGTTCTTAAATCTGGTTGATAACTAAAAGTTACATTGTTACCTAATAACATAGGATTAAATACTATATCATCTGCTCTAAATCTTACTTTTGTTATTTTTTGTGTATTACCTTGTTTTACTTGATAAGGTCTTTTAGTTGATTGAGCTGCTATTTGTGCTAATCTTTCAACACTATATATTATAGGGTTAGCATATTTTTTATTGTTAATTGCATTTGGTCTTTCACCAACTATGTAACCCTCATAAAAACTTGGGTCAATTTGATTTGATTCTTTATTAAATCTTTGTAACTGAAATAAATTTTTATTACTATTTGTAATAGTATTATCGTTATAACTATTTATTGTTTCTACAAACATTTGTTGACTTGTAAATTGCAAATTTGTTAATAACTTATTCATTTTATTACTTGGCAAATTAGTTATTTGTTTTGCTTCGTTAGGATTTTTTACTAAATCAATAATATCTAAATACACTTGACTTAAATCATTTAGTTCAGAAGATAAATTTGATGCAGTAAATCTACTTAAAAAACTTTGTAACTCAGAAGTTATTTGAGGTGTCCAATCAAACTTATTTGTTTCTGTTCTTGAAGCAGTTACTTTTTCAGCATCTTTTTTTATTCTTATTCCATCAGGTGATTTAGCAACTTGCTCACTATTTATTTTGTATTTAACACTTGGTTCATCAACTACAATAGTTTCATCTATGGTTGGTATATCTATAGCTTTTTCTGTTTCTAGTAAACCTCTTGTTTTACCTGTAGTTCTTTCTGCTATTTTGCCTTGTAAAGTTTTTTCTACTATATCTTCTACTGTAAAAAATCCGTTATCTAATAAAGCATTACCAAATGCTTTTGCAAAGTTAGATATTTTTTCTAAAGCTGTTCTTGGTCTGCCAGTAATTTTTGGTTTTGGATTGTGTAATATATAGTCTTCAAATATTAAAGCCATTCCCTCTTCTAATATATCAACAGGATTTTCATATCCTTGTCGCCCTGTATATTGTTCAGTAGCAAATTCAAGATATGTTTTATCTGAATAATTTTCTTCTGTGTTTAATTCTTCTTTTAATGCTTCTGATAGTTCAGGACTTATTTTTTTATTGTTTGCTGTATTTCTTAAAGCTTGTATTTCTTGTTGTGTAAAAGCACCTGCTTGTATTAATGCGTGAAAATTTTCATGTCCTTGTGTTCTAGCATAATTATTTAAAAATGCTTTTTCACCTTGTTCTTCTAATATTTTTATATCTGATTCTGTTATTGTATAAAGTATTTTATTAAATGTAGCATTATAACTACCAGCTGCTTCTAATAATTGTGGGTCTTTTACTTCATCTAAAAAAGTTGCCCATTTTTCTTTTACATTTTTAGTAATAATATTATTTTTTAAAATACTTTGTTTTAATTTTTCAAACTTTTTATTTTTTTCTATGTCTGTACTTAATTTACGAGTGCCATCTGCGTTATATATTTGATTGTCTGTTCCAACAAAATCAAAATTGTTACCTTTTTTATTTACATAACCAGCAGTAACAAAGTACTCCATGATTCTTTTTGCAGATACTTTATTTAATCCTGTTGCATCTTGTATTATTTTTAGTGTAGCTTTACCTTGTTTTTCTATTTCAGCTTTTGCTTTGGCATAGTCGTTAGTATCAAAACTTCTGGGAGTAAAGTCTGGTAAAGCTATTAATTCTGGAGAAGCTGGTAAATTTTCTAATAAAGTAAACAATACTCTTTTTTGAGCTATGCTCATTTTATTTACATTTTGCTCTCCAACAAATTGTAATCCTAATCTTTTAAAAGAATCTGTATTTACATTACTGTCAATATTTTTATTATTTAACAAAGTATCAAATGCTTTGCTTGATATAAATTTTTTAGGTTTAGCATTTAATGTGTCTGCTTTTATTCGCATGACTGCATCAAATTGTTTTTTAGGTAAGTTTGCTTTTAAAACTTCAGGAGATATAAAGTATTTACTTTGAGCTATATCTTTTAATAGATTAATTGTTTCTACTGAAACTCCTGCATCTTCTATATTTCCAAAAGTTATTCCATCAATTACAGTATTTAATACTTCGTTAGCAAATGATTCTACAAATGGATTAGTAATGTCTAAGTTTTGCATTACTCCATCTTCTAAAAATGTTTGTTGATTTACATAAGTATTAACTTTATTGTTTAACTCTTGTTGTATTTTTACTGCTCTTTCATTGTTATCATAACTAGCAAAAGTTTTAAATCCACTAGGTTCATTTCTGTCTAATGTTACAATGTCAAAAGTTCCATCTGTATTTGTTCTAACTTCAAATTCATTTCTTGTACCAAGCTCGTTATATGCAATATCTTCGTAACCATTTTCTTTTATAATTCTTTGAGCTTCTAAAATTTCATCTGTGGTTCCAATTTCTTTTAAAGTTAAATCTAATATTTCTTCATTAGATTTTTCTGGATTATTATTTTTTAACCTATTAAATGTTTCTTCGGTTTTTGCATCAATAATTTTTTGTTCTTGTTCAGAAAGATTATTGTAGTCATTTTTAAAATTTGTAAATCTTGTTCTTTGGTCATTAATAGCTTGTTGTTGTATATTTTTATAATCTGCAAATCTTGTACCTGCTTGTGCTAGTATCGTTTCTACAGGAGCAAAAGCTAATTCACCTATAGCTTCCATAAATACTTCACCAACTCGTATTTCTTCTCCTTCTTCTAAAGTGCTTCTTTGAGCAAAGTATTCTCCTCCTCCACCTAATGAAGGTTGTAATAGTGGTTGTGTTACTAAAGAATTAAATAATCTTCTATTACTAGCAGAACCTAATCTAGCAGGTGCTATTATTTTAGAACCAAGACCAAAAGATAATGCATCAAAAGCAAATATACGCTTTGCTCTTGTCATTGCATATTCTTTTGTCTTTTCTACATTTTCTTTATCAGATAAAAACCTTGCAACAGCTTCTGCATCATTTATATTTACACCTTGTTTTTGCATATACTCTATGAAAGAGTAACTGTAGTCTACCGAACCAGAAGCAACACCTGTTGCTATTGCACCTGCTGCTAAATTACCAGTAAGAAGAGTTGTTCCAACACCAGCACCTAAAGAAACAGACATTGGTGCAGCACTTGAAGCTAATACCTGAAGTGCTAAATTAAAAGGGTCAGATAAAAATATTTCCATAGCTTCATCAACAGATATTGATGGGTCATTTAAATCTTCGTAAGATTTAGAGTATGTTATACCTGATTGAAACTCTACAGATTTATCTATGGCTTTTTGTTCATCATCAATAAGTGCATCTAATCCTAGTCCTAGTTTGTCATATACATAACTAGCATCTATAGTTCCAGTTCTTTTGTATAAAGGGTCAGTTATAAGTTCGTAAGTACTAATACCTTTTTGTATATCTTCATCTGTTAAATCATCTTTACCTTTTATTAATCTATCTATTTCAACTAATCTATTTGTATCTTCTTTGGTTAAAGAAACTTTAGATAAAATTTTATTTCTTTCATCTTGTAATTGAAATTTTAAAACAAGTAAATCTTGTTGATTATATCTTGCAGGTAGTTCTCTAAATACTTTAGAACCACCACCTCTTATTTGTAATCCATAACCGCTGCTTTCTTTATCTTCTTCAGTATAATCTCTTCTACCAAAAAATCTTCCTTCGTTTTCTTCAACACGATTTAAAAGACTTTCACCAATTAATGCAGAACCGGTAAAAGGTATGTTTGTAGATATTTCAGGTTGAGGTTCGGGTTGAGGTTCAGATTGAGGTTGGGGTTGGGGTTGTGAAGTGAAATCTTCGGCAGTTGCTATAAGTTTATTATGTTTTTCTAAAAATGCTTGAACATCTTTATCTGTTGCATCATCAGGCAACTCATATACTGTTCCAGAACTTGTGGTAACTAACCTAGCCATTTATAATTTTAATTACATCATTAAAATTTTTAGTTGATTTACCAACTACTCCACCAGAATATTTTTCTTCTGGAGCTTTAGCTTCTAAAAGTTCTAATTCTGGAATTTCTTCTTTAAGGAAATTTATTTGAAATTCAAGTTGTGGTCTAACTAAATCTTTTACTATTGATTGTCTATTTTGTGGAGTATCTTTTAATCCTTGTTCTTCTAAAATTTTTGTAACTTGTGAATATCCTGCACCAAACCTAGAAATATAAGGTTGCATAAGTTCAAATTGCGTATTAGCTTTTAATCTAGTAAACCAATCACTACCAGAAGTAGCACCTTTTTTAAGACTTTGCATAACTATATTATACAATTCAGGATTATTTGTTTTTAAAGATTGACCTTCTGGACTGTTTAAATACTCTGCAGTTTTTACTGCAGTAGATTTATACATATCTTTCATATATTCTGAAGTCTTTTCTTTATATTCTCTATCAGTTTTTATTTTAGATAAGTCCATTAATTTTTTATCTTTTAAAGCATCTGCACTAGCTACTGCTTTAGCCTTATCTAATGCTGCTTTTTTCAAATCATCTTCTTTTTTAGATATAGCCTTATTACTTGCATCTATACTGTCTATAGTTTTTTCTAATCCTTTACTTAAATCTTTAAATGTACCAGCTGTGCCTAATGTAAGACCAGCTTTCATAAGATTAATACCCTGATTAAAACTTCTTTCTTTTGCTATTTTTTCAGGTTGTTCTGTTTGTAAAGTATTGTAATAATCTGATATAGCTTTTTCGAGTTCTGTTTGTGTTTCATCTTCTTCTGTTGTTGGGTCATCATACAAATTAACTGACTTTAATTCTTCTTCGGTTAAGTCATATACAGTGCTACCAGTATTCATACTAACAACTCCACCACCATACATAGGCATTACATCAGGACTAGCGGACATAGTTGGTGGTATTGGTGCTCCTTGTGGTTGAGCTGGTAGTAGTCCTGCTATGCCGCTGTCCTGCATCATTGGTTGTGGTTGTGTTATACCCATCATCATTTCTTCTCGCATAGATGGTCTTGGTGGTGTCTTTTCATTAGCTGCCATACGACCTTGATAGTCATTACGCATTTCTTCTCTGCGTTGTATTTCAGACATAACTAAATATTGCGGGAACATACCCGTAGGGTTAATCATTTCATTTTGTAAGTTACTATCTGGTAAACTTTTTAAATTATCTTCTAATTGTATTATATTCATATATTAACCCTTTAATATTTATTATCCCATGCCACCTTGTAAAGCTCTGTATAAACCTAATCCACCTAAACCAAGACCTAATAATTGTTGTGTACCTGAAGGTGTTGGTGCATATTGTGAAACTTGTGTTCCCGGTGTTACTGGTAAACCTTGCAGTACTTGTCCATAAAAACCTAACTGCTGTCTTGGGTAAGCTATTTGATTTAAAAAATCTTTATAAGCCATATCTAATCCAGCTTGTCTAAAGTTTCTACCAACTTCTTGTGCTTGTTGTGCTTGTCTTAGTCTATCAAAAGCCAATCGTTGTTGCATTGGAGCTTGGGAACCTAAAAATTGTGCAGACGCTAATTGTTGTCTTGCAGCATTTAATTGATTAGCCCTATCTCTTTCAAACTGTTGTTGTGCTTGTGCAAAAGAATCTCTTTGTCCTCTAGCTTGTATATCTCCAAGTTGTTGTCCTAAATTTCTTTCTCTTTCTGCTTGTAATATAGCTTCACGATAACCACCTAAACCACCTGATTGTGCTGCTCTTGATTCTATTTGTTCTCCTCTTATATCAGATGCTCTTTGTGCTTCTCGTTTTTCTACATCTGTTACTAATTTTTGAAAAGGATTCATATACATATTAGCTATTCCAGTATCAAATGTTTGTGGAGCTACAACACTTGTTCTAGCTAACTGTGATGCTTCTGCTGCTTCTCTTGGAGCACCTGCTAATCCTAATGCAGTTTGTCTTGCTGATACTTGTTCAGCTAATGGACTTCTTTCTGCAAGTCTTTGTCCAGTATAAGTTCTATAAGGATTTAAAGACTCATATTCTGTTCTACCTAATAATCTAGTAAAATATGGCTGTGCATAATCTGGCAGATTAGTAGTTGTTTGTGTTACTTCTGTTTGTTGTGGAGCACTGCTTCCACTACTTCTTCCTTTACCCATTGTTAAACCTCTTTTCAAATATTGTATAAGATTTTTCCCAACCAGATTTACCTAACCATTTCCACATACCAAATCTAGCTGTGCACTCTATACCATCACATTTATTATCTTTAGCCCAAGCTTCTACTGTCGTTAAATAATTCCATGCCCAATCAGGTAAATTTTCTCCACCTAAATATTGCACTGCAACTTTTTTAGAATTTGGATAGTAAACAAATTCAGTAGTAGCTGCACCTATTATATCGTTATCTTCTTCTGTAAAAACTACCCAAAGCTCTTGTTCTGCTTTTTTAATTGCATTTTTTAAATAATCAATAGTCCATCTACCTTTAGACCTTTTAACTGCTTTTTGTAAATATTTTTCTACATCACTCCAAATAGTTTCCATATAATGATGTGGAACTAATGTAACAATATAATTATTATTCACTTTATAAGTATTTTTTTCTTGTATTTTAACTACATTATTCATTTAGGTAACACCTTTCCTTTATTAAGTTCTTTTGGCTGTCTAGTAGTATTAGTTCTTTCTTGTCTAACTCTATCTAATAAATTATCAAGTTCTTTTGCACCAGCATCAGAAGAACCATCTCCTAATCCTGATACTACATCTGCTGGAACAATGTATTCACCCGGAGATACAGCTACTCGTTGTTGACTTCCAATCATACCTAATACTAAATCGTCCATTCCTCCTCCCATACCTTTTATCATGCCTTGTGTTTGTGCACTTCCATCTGAATTTAACACTTGTTGTCTAATCATATTAAATATTTCGTTACCATATTTTTGTACAAACATATCAATAACTTGTGTGTTGTTTGGTACTTCTCCTAGTATAGCCATTTGAACTTCTCTTATTTCATCTGGGCTAGGTGTTAAACCTCCTGCTTGTAATTCAAATCCCATTTGTCTTACAGCATCTTTGCCTTTTTCTGTTTTAGCTAAAGCTTGTAATCCTTTTGCATCATCAGGAATTTGTTTACCTTCTTCCATTCCAAATGGTAAATTATTTAATCTTTCTATAGACATAAAATCATTTGTCAAAGGAGACATTGGTAATTGAATAAAAGGATTTTGCACTGCACTTATGCCACCTATAGGAGTATCTGGAATTTGCATACCTATATTTGTTGGTGATGCTACTGGTCCTGAAGGATTAACTGTTTGCATTTCACCTAATAAATTAGGTGTAGTTATAGTGGTCATTTCTACAGGTTCTTGTACAGGTCTAGGTGTTTGAGCTATAGGCTGTGGTGTTATTACTGATTGAACAGGGTTTGGAATTATAGGTGGTATTACTGATGGTGTAGTTACTGGTGGTGTAACTGTTGATATAACTGGTGGTGTAACTGGTGATGACATCATTAAATTTTCTGGTTCAAAAAAATCTTCTGAACGCCTAACACCGGGACCAAAACCAAAATCTTCTGGAGGAACTTCTCTCATTGGTGGTATAAATAATGGTTCTGGTGTTCGATTAGCTATTGATGGTTCAAATACTGGCATATTTATATCCATCATATTATTATTCATATTTATTATATCTTCATTTTCTCTATCTACAGAAAATCTAGGAGGTGTTCTAAAATCATTTATAGGAAAATTTATTGGTAAATCTTGTTCAAAAATATTTATTGGATTTCTATTTATTAATTCTTGATTTGTAAAATTCATCATTCCAAAAGGACTTCCAATAGGATTCATCATGGCAAAAGGATTTCCAGTAGGATTCATCATATTAAAATAATAATTTGATAATGCTGCTTGTTCATTACCATCTGCTCCTCCTGCTCCTCCTGCTTCTCCTGTTTGATTTAAGTAAGAACCTAAAAATGAAGCAGGTCTATTACCTCCGGGTAAATAATTAAACTCTGGGTCAATACCGGGTCTGTAATTAGCAGATGGTTTAAATTGACCTGATGGTATAGGCATACCTGTGTTTGGGTCTATCATTGGAGCACCTGTTGTTGGGTCTATTAAAGGTACAGATTCTGCTGTTATTGGACCACTAAGTTGTTTAGGTGGTGTGTAATAAGCATCAAGACCACCAGACATAGCAGCTTCAAAACTACTTAAAGGTGGTAATTCTTTCTCTTCTTGTCTTTCTTTCATTAATCTATCTATAGGAACTTTGTTATCTTTTTTTAATCTTCCTTTTCCCGGTAAAAAACTTACACTTCTTTCTTCATCGGGTATCTTTCTACCTTCTTCCATATTAACAACTCCACCTTCTTTACTATAAAAATATGGACTACTCATAGGTATTTGTTCTGGATACATAGCCATTATTTCTTCTTGTCTTTTTTGTTGTCCAAGTTCATATTCTCTCATAGCTTTTTCAAAATCTTCTTGTGCCTGTATAGTTCCTGTTGTTCCCTCTCCTAAAGCTATTGGTATATATGAACTAGGTTTAGCTAGTTGTGATGCAAATGCATCTAATCCACCTTTAGCTACAGCATCAGCAGTGCTACCTACAGTGGGTGTTACTGGTCCTGAAAGTGCCCCAAATCCACCTGTTGCTCCTTGTCCAAATGTATCAGCTGCAGCACTACCAACAACTTCTGTACCTGTTAATGCACCCATTCCACCTGTTGCTCCTTGTCCAAATGTATCAGCTGCAACATCAGCAACTACTTCTGCTCCAGTTGTTGCTGCATCAGAAGCAGCTCTACCAGCTTCTCCAATACCAGCAGCCCCAAATGCTTTACCTAAACCAAACCCTGTTATACCAGATATAATGCCTTGTTTTAAATCTCCTGATTGTATTGCACTTGCTATGCCAGAACCTATTGCTCCAGCAACAGGTGCTGATAATCCTGTAAATAAAGCAGTACCAGCCATGCTACCTAATAGCGGTGCTAAGAAAGGCAAGAAAGCTTCAGGCTGTCCTGTTTCTGGATTTTTTGTTAATGGCATTATAGATGCTAAACCTTGAACTTCAGCTGGATTAACATGCAATAACATACTGTCGCCATAACGACCTTGTGCTGCTACATTTTGGGTTTGTTGTTTTATATCCATTTATCTTTCCTCGGTTGTTTCACAACCAAATATATTAAAACTCATATCTACTGCACTGGTATAAACTTTTATTACATCAGTTTGGTCAAGTGTTATACCTATTACAATACTTAATGAATCATTTGCTGCTACAGATTTATCATAAAATAAAAACTGTTTATCATCTGCAGTTGCTCCGCCAACATGAACACTTAATCTAAATGTTATTGCAGAACCTGTTCTATTTGCAGCTACTATAGAACTTACTGTTGTTTGAGTTTTATCTGGCACAGTATAAAGTACTGTAGTAGTAGTAGCTGCTGGGTCAACTTGTCCTAATACTTTTAAACTATCAGCCACCTGTAACTCCCATTAATAAAAATTGATGTCTTCGCATAGCTTTACTGCTTACGCTATCTTGTTTTCTTTTAGCATTACCTATGTCTGAGTTTATATCTTGAAAAGTTTGTTCTATTGTTCTTCTAGTTATAGTTTCATTTAACTCTTCATACTCAGGTGTTGCTATAGGTAAAGGTACTGAGCTTTTATCTGCCATTATCTTTTACCATCTTGTCTTAATTCTAATCTTATGTCTCCTAATCTCCAACCAAAATTACCAGTAGAGTTACTTACTCTTATAGCACTTTGTCTGCTTCTACCTCTAATATTTGCAAAGGTAGAACTAGGTGTAACAGATGTTGTAGATAGTGTAGATAAATCTTGTAAAGGATAATCTCTACCTTTAATTATAAAATCAACTGTGTTGCCTGTATCTGAAGATTTTCTAAACTCTAAATCTGGTATTAACTTAGAAATAAACATAAACTTTTCTCCAGCTGGGTCTAAATCAAAATCTGCAGATTCTATAAAAGCAGTAAAACCACTACCATCTGCTAAACACCCAAACTCTTGGTTATATAAATAATTTAATCCAGAGTCATCATTTTTACTAGCAGCTATAGGATAGTCTAAACTATAAGCTGGATTCCAAGCTGTTCTAACAAAACCATCGCTTGTTGTTCCTATACTCCAACTGTTTTCTAAATAGTTATAAGTTACATATCTATCTATTTCTATTGAATTAGCACTAGGATAAAACCAAATAATTTCATTATATTTAGGATTAGGTGCTGCAAAAACTTTATATGCTTGTCCTTTATTAAAATCACTAAATATATAATCTAATACTGTGCATGGTAATTTTTGCACTGAACCTGCATATTGATAAAAAGCTCCATCGTCCATAAAGTAAACTACTCCACCTGCAGTAGCTGCACCATTTGGAGATATTAAAGACATACCTGTTGCTATTTCATTAAAACTAAATATAAAAGGTTGTCCAACAAAACGCATTGAAACTACTCCTACATCTGTCCATATAAGTATTTCTTGTCTTGTTTGTAAACCACCTATTATTAAACTTCCTGTAGATAATCTTACACCACCAGCAGAATTTGTTGCTGTTGGTGTCCAATCTACTGCATTTTCTGCATCTGAAAATCTAACTAACAAAGGGTCAATCGTAGATGAACCTATTGGATTACAACCTAAAGCTATAACATGGCGGTCAACATCTGACATTAATAATTGAGATACTGCAACTGGTGTATTACTTGCACCACTTCTGCTACTAGCTAATACTGCTCTTGTTCCCAAACCACTAGACTCGTCCCAGTAATATATGGGTCCACCTCTAGGTGCTGCTATAACATCATCTCCAAAATTATCTATTGTCCATAATCTTAATTGATTATTTAAAGACAAAGCTGTTGAAGAACCCCATGTTCCTGCACCCCATGTATCTACACCCCAACCTGTTGATGATACAAAAACATCTAGCCCTACATTTATTTGATAAGTACCTACTGTAGAACTACCTCCATTACCACTATCACTACCATTTGCAGTTACTTCAGTTCCGCTTGTATCTTTAGCTACAAATGTAAATGTATTAGAAGTAGGTATAGAAACTATTTCATATTCTTGATTTAAAACTGTTGCTGTAATATTTCCACCTAAACTAGCAGCATCACTAAATGTAACAAAATCTCCTGCTACTGCACCATGAGAAGTATCTGTTGCCGTAATAGTTGAACTTCCATTAGTTGCTGCAAAAGTTACATCTCCTGCAGATGTTGTGCTTCTAATGGGAGTTATATCGTTATACACATCTCCTTCTAATGCATAAAGTTTTTTATGTGTACCTAATATTTTATATTGACTTTGCTCTATATTTTTATATACATGAATTTTTCTGCAAGTTCCTTGAAAAGTATTAGAAGAATATTTTTCCCAGCCACCTATTTTTTCTGGTCTACCTTTTCTAAATCTTATTTTATCGGCGTCAAACCAACCATTTTCATTAGAATAATTAGTTCCTTCTTTGTTTATTCCGGGTTTAAATTTAAACTTTGCAAACGGCATAGTTATACCTCATGCCATTCTTTGCCTTCAAACAATAAGGCTTCTGCTTCTCTTCTTCTAACTAAACCCTCTAATACTTGTCTTTCACCATCAACAGTTGCTTTATTCCAG